GGGAAGTACATAAGAACATGGCGATAAATACAAATAAAGGAAAGGAAGGAAGCTATCGAGGTAGAAGAACTAAATATGACTGGGATGATGACGATGAAAAGATGACCGAAGATGCGGATTTCCTTAAGGACTTGCCTAAAGTTGAAGAAACTAAACCAACGATCGCATTAATTGACAATTTTGGTAAAAGTGAAGAGGGAACCAGGCAAATTGAAGAAGTTGTAGCTCAAGGTAGAGTAAGAGTTACTCCAAAACAATTGTCAATGATTGAAGAGAGGAAACAACAAAGGCTGGAGGCAGAGAAAATTGATAGAAAAGCTAGACAAAAAGAAGAAGCTGATGCTAAGAACTACAGGAGTAAGTGGATGGCTATGAGTAGAGAATCCATAGATAAACACTTTGGTATTGACAAAGAAAAATGGCCAACTCCAGCTGAGAAGAGAAGCGAACCTGTTGAGAAGAAAGCTACCACTACAACTGCTTCAATTCCTTCAGCAAATGCTTGGTTTAGACAATCACCGACTACCACTTCTGGAGATGTAAAAGAACTAACAACTACATCCAGTAATGTTGATGTGGTGCCTAACTTGAAATCAATTCAAGACTCAGAGATTGCAGACCAGAAAAGAATTGACTATTTTGCAGAGAAGGCCCAAAGAGAAAAAGCCTTAAGACAAGAACAAGTTAAATTCAAACCATGGGGAAAAGTTGAAAAGAAGAAGCGAAGGCTGAGTTTGGGTGAAGACAAACAACTAGTTCATCAATCCACAGATCTATCTCAATGGTTAGGCTTCAACAATCCTAGAATGCCTGGATTGGTTATTAAACCTCCAGCATTGCCAATGTTGAGGCCTTGGAAAGTCAGCGACAAGACTGATGTTGTGTGCAGCAAGAAAGACAATATGTACCTAATGCAGTTAAAGGATTTTGGTGAAGCTGATTTTGGCAGGTCAGATATTTCAGAATGCAAAGCTGGAACTAAAGATTTAATCTTGTCAGATGAAGATGTCAACAAAATAAGACACAATTTGGTATGCAGTCTTTTTACAGGAGATGTTTTTCACAATGATGAAAAGTTAAAAGTGATTAGACACTTACAAGACGATTATGATGATGCAACTCCTGATGTCATAGTAGAATTCGAAAGTTCTTGGCTAGTTCTAGAAGTAAAAACTGTACTGGGTGGCAATTTAGGTGACAGTTATAATGCAAAGATTAATAAATACAAAAAGGGTTTATCTAACAGAGCTGATGTAATTAAGAAACCCATAATTTTTTATTCAATGGTTGTTTCTCCAACGGAAATAGTCACCAATCTGGATTTAAGTGATAATCCTGATTTTAAAAATACAATTTTTAAAATGTTTGACTTAGGTGAAAAGATTGTCAGAGCTGCTACAGCTGCAGGTTGGCAAAGAAAGGTTAAAAAGGAAGATCAGCCTATTATTAAAAGATATAGAGAAGCGTTAAAGAAGGCTGGTGATCTAAACCATATACCATTAGTTGCTGAGACCGGCATTATAGATAGAGAATTCTTGATGAGATTGGATGAACTAGACAGAAATTGCAACATTGAAGAGCAACTGAATGAATATGCATTTAAGTTTTATGATGATGCTAAAGAGGAATACAAAAGAAGGCTAGTCAAAACTGAGCATGAATTTAAGAATATGAGGTTAGAAGATCTTCAGAATGATTACTACCTGAAAATGGCAGGAATTGCTGAGTACACTTTTACAGAAATGGAGCAAGATCAAACAATGAAACCTTACAATTACTTAAGGATGGACAATAAAGGCAAAATTACTGACATTACCAAGAATGACCAAAAAGCAATTGTTCAGTATCCTTGCCCAATATTAAAAGGTTTGCCTGTATCTAATACATGGCGACCAGCAACTTGGGATTTGAATTCTGACTATGCAGTTAGTAGACTTTGGGGAGTTGGGTTTGGCGAGTTCAGACATGAAGATAATGTTGACCAGGCTAAATTAGAAGAATTGTCGACTAGTGGACAAGATCCTTATGAAACTAAACTTAAGGGTAAATTTAATAGGATCGAAGTGGATTTCACTAAATATCAAGAACATGAGATGGCTCTACAAGGTGTTGGAGGCTCTATTCATGCTGAAGATCCAGAAATGAAGGCAAGAAAACATAGATCTAAATTGCCTTATAGCTTGGATACAAGTACAGCTGATGTTTCAGATTATATCTTAAACAATACTAGACCTAATTTTGAACCTGATTATCTTGATATAAGTGCAGTTCAAGAGCCAGATACAATGAGAATTATCAAAGAGACAAAGAAGCAACTGTCTGATATGGGAATATTTGAACCAGCAGAATTAGAAGATTATTTGCCTTTATTTTACTCTACAAAATTGGGTACACAAAGTGTTTTTATAAGAGCATTAGCTGAAGAGCTGACATTCGGTTTAAAACAATACACTGGATCTAACATTTGTAGATGGGTAATGAAGAAAATCAAAGGATTTCCAGCTTGGGTAATGACTCATACAACTGGAGCAGACAACAAATTGTTTTATACTTTAGCGGTTTCCAGGACTCACTTTGATCTACCTCACCAAATCTTCAAACAACCTAAATTCATAACTTCAGAACTTTACATTTGGGATTTCCTTTCAACTGACCGACATAGATTGACTAACATCTTGACTACAGATTCAATTTCTGCTGCTCTGCTAGCTAAAAACTGCTTGATATTTAGAGCAATGCCAAACGATCTTTTTTCAAAGTCCACTTATAACACTACAATAGCTAGCCATACTTTGATGCAGTTTGTTGTGCATATGGAAGATAAGCAACAAACTTCTTCAAATTTGCAATTCATCAGATACATGTACATGAAGGTTTGCACTTGTAATCAAATGACAAACAATCCTCATACTGTCTGGAAGAAATTTGATAAGAGACCAAAGAGCAGATTTTTATTGTGGGTTTACAAAAGATTAATACAAGCATTCAGCACCATGAGAATGTACTCACCAAAGCCTATTAAGTCAAAGTTGCAAACTCCTGATGCTGAAAGCTTGCCGACATTCAAAAATGACATATTGGATGTAAGAGAAGCTTCATCAGATAATTGGGACAATTTGTTGTCTTGGGTTACTTTATCTAAAGTAAAACATTATGCCATAGCTCTTGATCTGAGTTATTGCGGAGTTTTGCATAACAAGGATGAAGGAGATAAGCTACATGGCTTCTTGAAAATTTACTCAAAGACAGTGAGAGAGGAAATTGCTATGAGAGAAGTGCAAAGAAAATTTACAGGTTATGAAGAAAAAGAGGATGGAACATATAAAGACCATGAATTTTCTGCTAGATATACAGTACTTTGTGGTAATGTTCTGAGAAAGAAATTAGAAGCTAAATACGGTAATTATCCTGAACGTTTAGCAATGAAGATGGAGAAAAAGGTAGTGGAAATCACAGCTGAATCTCTGGCTTCTTTGAAAGCTTCTGCTGATTACCCAATTAATTCAAAAACTAGAATTGTAGTAGATGAAGAGAAAGGTATTAATCAAGAAAAAATGCCTGTTAGAAGAAAGAAAGTGCTAATGAATGTCTTGAAGAAAATGAAAGCAAACATTTTTGGCTCTCATCCGTTTGCTGACATAGATAGGGTATTAGAAGAACTAGAAAAAGAAGGAAGTTTTATGGATTTATTCAGAAAACCACAGTTTGGCGGTGATAGAGAGATCTTAGTAATGGTGATTTTAGCTAGAATTGCCAATCATTTTTTGGAAACATTATGTAGATGTATTAGTGAGGACCTTGTTTCAGAAATGATGTCTAAAGGTACTGAGAAAATTAATTATGTTGAGCAGTTTTATACTGCTACATCTGAAGCAGCTAAAAAGAAAGGCTATGATGAAACTACATTGTCAATGGATTCTGATGATTGTGCCAATTGGTGTCAGAAGTTCATAATGCACAACTTTTTGGCTGTTCTAAAACCTTTATTGCCTCCGGATTTGTTTAATGTTGTGGCTAAGATACTGTGGATACATTGCAAAAAATTGCTAGGTGTACCTAAGGAACTAACTGCATTGTGGAGGTTGCACAAACTAATCATGAGTTTTGATCCTGCAATGAATGAGCTAAAAAGACAGTATTTCGGCCAATCCAAATATGATGACTTACTGTCACCAGGGTCAATCACCATTAAGAACAAATCAGGTATGGGACAAGGTATATTTGGACAAACCTCTTCGATACTGCATGTTGGAGCTCTGGAAACTAGCCACTTGATTGAAAAGAAAATAGTAGTAACTTTCAAAGTTAAGAAACTATTGACAAATGTTGACTATGGGGCATTGATAGAAGTCAGCTCAGATGATTCAGGAAACATTAGACAGTTCAAATCAAGAAACTCTTCTGACAGACAAAGGAACTTGATGAGAATGTTGCTATCTATTTTTTCTATAATGAAAGAAAGGAGTTATAAATATGTCAACATTGAAATCAGCAAGGAAAAGTCAACTAGGGATGTGACAATAATGCTATATGAGTTCAATTCTATATGGTTTGTTGGTAATACTGTATTATTGCCATTGATAAAGTTCACATCAGCATCCCTCAGACCTGTTCCAATGGCAAGGCTTGAAGATAGAATGAACCAATATTCTAACACAAGATCTCAATTATTAGAGGCAGGTTCAGGAACTTGGCTTTGTAGTTTAACACAGGAATTGCAAGCAAGGATTCATTATAGATTACTCGGTTCTGTTAATAACAGACTTTTTAAGAAGTTTGCTGATTTCTTAATAGAAACCAAACACCCAGCTTTAGGCTATTTTCCATTTGAACCCTATTATGTATGCGGGCTCATTGGACATGACTTTGCTAGTTATGTGAATATTATAAGCAGTGAAGGTGCTAGAAAAACACATTCATATTTGAGAAAAAATTTAGGGTTTGAAACAGCTGAAAATGGTAAACCATCTTTAAGTTTATCTATGTATTTAGGAGAAGGCAAAGTTTGGAAGTCTTTTTTGAATGAACTTGACCCTCCAGAAGGATGGGATGATATCTCTTATCAATATCCAGAAATGCTATTCAGGCCTTCAAAGACTAAGGAAGAATCGCTATATTGGATATACAAGAAAGCTTTGACTCCCTCAACAAGTGATGCTATGACATTTAAAACCTTGTCTAAGTTGGTGTCTGCTAGCTTATACTCAATCAGCCACAAATGTATAACTTTGAGGACCAAACAAGGAGCAACAGGCGAATGGCTAACTGAAAAGACAACAATGTTAAAAATCATGTCTGATGCTAGCAAGCATAAAACTGAGATGCCTCAAGGAGAAATATCATTATTCTTCCCTAGTGAGGACTCATATCAGCTATTAATACAGATAAGCAAGCATTATTCTGATGCTATCATTCTTAATGATACAATTGAAAGAGCTAACAGGAAAGTCAACATTATATTTCCAAGAATTAATGTAGTAAGTAGTTTGACTCTGAAAGAGACTATGATGGATGAGTGGTTCGGAATTAGGAGCAAGGGATCAAGGTTTGAACAAAAGGAATCATATAAATTGTACAGAGATGTTTATCCATGGTTAAGAAAAGATTTCTTTGAGACTTTGAAGCTGTCTGGCTTTAGAGATCCTGCATCTTTAGCTGATTTTATAAAGTCTCAAACACCAACATCAAAGCATTGCAGCTTAATAGCTCCAATAAGAAGAAATTTGCCTCTTATGGAATCATTGAAGAAAATGGTTCAACTGAACTTTCTGCCGGGATATATGCTAAGCGCAACAAAAGAGTTTAAAGTAGATCAGAATAAGAGTTTCCTGAAATTAAATAATATGCTGCTGCTGAAGACTTGGGGACCTCTTTGTACTTCACCAAGATTTTCCGAAGACATGTTCAACACCTTAACAAGAGTCCAAGATGTACTAGACTTCAGCTCAACTCTTAGCATGTTGAGTGCAACTGATAAACAATGTTCATTGGGATTGATACAGTTGTGGTGTAAAATGGCAAAGCAAACTGGAAACAATGTAACAGAGTTCATAGAAAACTTATCTAACAATATGACAAAGTTACCATTGAATTTGAAGTTGGAATTCAACAACAAATTGTTTATACTTAAGAGAGGTTTTATTATGCAGTTTACTTCTCCGCAAAGATTTGTTGGAGGTAGATGGGTAGGTGATGGTACAGTTTTAGGTAGTATTGATGGTGTAAAATTCAGACTCCATTTAAAAGATGATACATTAACCTTGATGGAGGTAGAAAGTTTAATGAAATTTCAGAGGGCAAGTGCAATGATGGCAAAGACTTTTAGAGATTTGGATCTAAGCAATACTTTAGATGGCATGTCAGGAACTAGAGTTCAATTGAATAATGGTATAATTTCAGAAGGAGGACATGGAGCTTTAGTGACAGTAAACACAGCATTGCCAGATTTAGATTTCACAAAGATAGATATGACTTTTAGAGCTAGTGCCTTCACAGGTATTAGCTTAATGTACAAATTGCCAAGAACAAATAGAGGAGTAATTTTATCAGAATTTAAACCATCTGCCTATAAATTCATGCTGAACTTAGATAATGATTTGTCTGCAAAACCAGATAAAACTCTTAGCGATGCATGGTCAAACATTGTACCAATACCACCAGAAATAATTGTTTCTACTGTATCTCATTTGCAACAAGAAAAAGATTACACATTAAAAGATAATATAAAAGAATGGATGAAAAGAACTTGTATAGCTAGATTTGAAGCTATATACGGCATGGAAAAGAAATTCAACATAGTGTATGAAACAGACTCAGATGTTGAACCAATCAAAGAAGATGAGAAAATTGAGAAATTGACTCCAGATGAAGAATTTGATACTAGTGTGGTTACTTTTGATATTGACTTCACAGAGCATGTAATAACTGTAGATGACATTGACCCAATAGACAACTTAGACACCCTGGAGTCTTTGAATAACATTTTTGATTCTGTAGACCCATTGGATGACACAGAATTTCTATTTAGTCAAAAACCTGAGAGTGCTGGAAGTTATATCAGTAAAATAGCCTCTATACATCCTTTCTGGGATGCGGTATTCAATAATTTGTTCAAAACTGAAGGGAGCAAGATAATAGACCTAGTCTTAGGCGAATTTAAATATGTACCGAGCAACAACCTATGCTATAGCATAAGTTGGATTCTAGATAACGACAAGAGAAAAGAGAGTATTACTGATGTTAAGACAACGGAATTCGCTGGTTACTAAAGATCTAACATCCGAAAATAAAAGCTTGAAAAGGAATCAGAACTATATTCTGAAAACTTTCATTTTAC